AAGGAGGCAGAGGCGATGTTTTTCGCAGACATGCAGATTTATAGCACTGACGGCATCCGGCTGGACCGGCACCCAGATAGAATTGGGTGCGGCATCAAGCAAGCCAACGGCTACGGCGGAGTATTCTTTGGCAATGCCACCCTGCCTTTGCTTCGGGAGCTGGTTGCCCAGCTTGAGCGGAACATGGCGGAACAAGAGGAACGGGAGGAAGCGGCATGAAACCTGTGTTTGCAACTCCACTGGAGTGGGACCGGCTGTCATTTGAATACTGCCGGGAATACTCGGAATATAGAGAAGAACAGCTTCACCGGCTCGACGGCGGGCATAAGCTGGAAGTGCTAGACCCGCATTTTGAGGAAAACTTCAAAAAAGGAGCGTATGGCAAATGTTATACGAAGACTGGAACGAAATAAGCGCAGATGAGCAGGAGCGTCTGCTCAGACAGACTTTGTTTGAGCAGATGAGAAAAAGCCGGAGTAGCTGGAACTACCCCGGCGGTGAAGAAGACCGGGAATTGGGTGCCCGGCCATGTGTCGAAGAGACTTTCTTTGATAACTTACCCTGGGAGGGAATGTCAAATGTCGAATAGAAACGAGTTAGCAGTAAATGTGGAGACTAAAGAACTTAATCTCAATGCGAGCGATATTAAGCAGTATATAGCACCTAACGCTACGGACAAAGAACTGTACTTCTTTATCAATATCGCCAAGTCCTACGGTCTTAATCCGTTTAAGCGCGAGATCCATTTCTGTAAATACGGCAATAGTCCCGGTCAGGTTATTGTGGGTTATGAGACCTATATCAAATGCGCCGAGCGTACCGGGCTACTGGACGGATGGAAAGTATGGTTTGAAAAAGATCAGGTTGGTGAAAAAGCGGTAATTGAAATCTACCGCAAAGATCGGTCTTACCCATTTCAATGGGAAGTCTATCGGCAAGAATTTGATAAGAAACAATCCACCTGGAAAGCCATGCCGTATTTTATGCTCAAAAAGGTGGCAATAAGCCAGGGCTTTCGGCTTGCTTTCCCGGAAGAAATCGGCGGGATGCCCTACACCCCAGATGAAATTAACCACGGAACCAGTGAAAATTTGCCTAAAAGTGAGATCATAGACGCCGAATACACCCCGGAACCGCAAGAACACCCTTCACAGTCCACACAGGGCACGCAAGCGGGCAAGCCGGACAAACAGTCAGGTAATGCCACCCAAAAGCCTGACAAAGCCGCTGAAGGCGTCACAAGTGAGCAGGTGAAAAAGATACAAACGCTTTACACCAAGGTCGGCTATTCCGACCGGGAAAAGAGAATAAAAAAAATGAGTGAGTTTATCAAAAAGCATTTCAGACACCCGGTGAGTTCGACGAATGAACTTACCAAAAACGAGGCCAGCTTTTTGATAGAGAAAATGGAAGAGCATATCCAGGCAGCACCGAAGCGTAGGTATGCGCTGTGAAACGTGCATGTGGTTTGTCAAAAAGAAAGGCTCCGTTGGCCGTTGCCGCCGCCACGCACCGACTATGAACGGTTACCCAGTTGTTTATAAATATGACTGGTGCGGCGATCATAAACTGGACGAGACAGTCACCATCTAAACAGATGAAATTGTATGCCGGGAGTGGCGGAATTGGTAGACGCTAGGGAACCATAATCCCCTTCCGAGAATATCTAGGAGACGCTGTAACGATCGGCAGTATGGGTCTCTATTCTCGATCCGGGTTCGAATCCCGGCTCCCGGCCCAAAAATATCAATATTTCTAGCCATAATTTGCTTTACTTCCCCGGCACCGTGGGGATCATGGCAAACCCTCAATGCGTAGGTAGTAGCCATGATTGATAGGAAACGGGCTGCATACCTCCTTTTGAGTGGGCCTCGGGCAACCGGGGCCTTAAAAAAATAACAGGATAGACAAGATGGAATATACAGAGTTTTTAAGAAAAAAAATGGCCGTGTCCAAGAAATCCGGATTTGACGTGGCCGAAAATGAGATAAACCCAATGCTATTCCCGCATCAGCGGGACATAGTACAATGGGCGGCACAGGGTGGACGCCGGGCCATATTCGCAGCCTTTGGTCTGGGAAAAAGTTTTATGCAGCTTGAACTCATGAGGTTGTGCGGAGAACGTGAAGGTGGACGGCAACTTATTATTTGCCCGCTTGGTATCCGGCAAGAGTTTAGACAAGATGCGGCTAAATTGGGGATTGCAATCACCTTCATCAGACGGGATGAAGAGCTGGGCGGGGATGGTCTTTATATCACCAACTATGAATCGGTCCGAGACGGTCGGCTCAACATCGAACTGTTTAACGCCGTTTCCCTCGATGAAGCATCGGTCCTGCGGTCCTATGGCTCAAAGACATTTCAGTCTTTTTTACAAATGTTCGCCGGGGTGAAATATCGTTTCGTAGCCACAGCCACACCCAGCCCCAACCGTTACAAAGAGTTAATCCATTATGCCGGGTTTCTGGGCGTCATGGACACAGGCCAAGCATTAACCAGATTTTTCCAGAGGGACACTCAAAAGGCAAACAACCTGACTTTATATCCGCATATGGAAAATGAATTTTGGGCCTGGTTGGGATCGTGGGCGGTATTTGTTCAGAAACCGTCTGACTTGGGACACGACGATTCTGGGTATGAACTGCCCCGGCTCCATGTTCATTACCACAAAGTCCAATCCAAAACCGGATTCACAAAAGCCAAAAACGGGCAAATGCAGATGTTTCCTTCTGCGGCCATGTCCCTACAAGATGCCAGCCGGGAAAAACGAAATAGCTTGCCATATCGCATAGATGAGATGCGTAATATTATTGACCAAAATCCGGATGACCACTGCATCATTTGGCACGATCAGGAAAAAGAGCGTCATGCCATAAAAAGGGCATTGCCGGAGGCGGTGGAGGTTTACGGATCACAGGACTTGGATTTACGGGAAGAGCGGATAATTGGATTTTCCAAAGGCAAATTTAAGTATTTGGCGACAAAGCCGGTCTTATCCGGTTCAGGATGTAATTTCCAGAGGCATTGCAACCGGGCAATTTTTCTCGGCATTGGGTTTAAATTTAATGACTTCATCCAGGCCGTCCATCGTATCTACCGCTTTTTGCAGGACAAAGAATGCCACATCCACATAATATACGCCGAAACGGAATCCATGATCCTGCAAACACTGCTTAATAAATGGCAAGCGCATGATGAGATGGTAACCAGGATGACCGAACTGATAAAGGAGCATGGTTTGAATAATAAAGGTATGATTGAGGAACTGAAAAGATCTATCGGAGTTAAACGCATAGCTGCTACCGGCAAACATTTTGAGGTAGTAAATAATGATTGTGTCGAGGAAACTAGGCGCATGGATGAGAATAGTGTGGGTTTGGTGCATACTTCCATACCTTTTTCCAATCACTATGAATACACACCCTCATATAATGATTTTGGGCACACGCAGGATAACGCGCACTTCTGGAAACAGATGGACTATCTTACCCCGGAACTTTTACGGGTGCTGAAGCCAGGTCGGATATTCGCCTGTCACGTCAAAGATCGCGTTTTGTTCGGCAATACTACCAAAAAAGGAGTTCCTACAATTAGCCCATTCCACGCCGAATGTATATTTCACTGCCAAAAACATGGATTTGACTACATGGGCATGATTACGGTTGTGACTGATGTGGTCCGGGAGAATAATCAGACATACCGCTTGGGATGGTCCGAGCAGTGCAAAGACGGTTCCAAGATGGGCGTTGGTAGCCCAGAATATGTGATCCTTATGCGCAAACCGCAGACAGATCGGACTAAGGGTTACGCAGATGAACCGATCAAGAAAACTAAAGATGAATATAGCCGGGCCAGATGGCAGGTAGACGCCCACGCATTCTGGAGGTCCAGCGGTGATAGACTGATGACCGCTGAGGAAATGTCCAAATTAAACCCGGATGCCATGTGCAAGGCCTTCACTGATCGCAGTTTACAGCGAATTTATGATTACGAGGAGCACGTCCAAATAGGCGAGGGCTTGGAACTACGCGGGGCGCTCCCGGCCAGGTTTATGGCAATAGCGCCCGGCTCTTGGCATAAAGATGTTTGGCACGACATAAGCCGCATGCGGACCTTGAATGGTGAGCAAACTAGGCGTGGTCTAAACAACCATATCTGCCCCTTACAATTCGATATTATTGACCGGATTATTACCAGATACAGCAATAAAGACGATCTTGTTTATGATCCATTCGGTGGCATTATGTCTGTGCCATATCGAGCGATCCAAATGGGCCGAAAGGCTAAAGGTGTGGAGTTAAATCACGGATATTGGCTGGACGGGGTTAAATATGCTCGATCTGCTGAACAAAAAGTGACTGCCCCGTCATTATTTGATCTTATGAAAAAACAAAATCAGGAGGTAGAACATGCGTAAAGGAGTGGTTTACATTGCTGGTCCATATCGGGCCGCAACACCCCACGGTATTGTGCAAAATATCCATAGGGCTGAACAGTATGCTAAAAAATATTGGCGGCTGGGGTATGTTGTGATCTGTCCACACAAAAATTCTGGCTTACTGGACGGGGTTTTGCCAGATGAAATATGGTTGGAGGGAGCCAAAGAGTTATTGCGGCGGTCTGATATATTGGTGGTAATGCCCGAATATCGAGAGTCTAACGGGACGTTGTTGGAGATTAAATTAGCTCAAGAATTAGATATGCAAATAATATACGAGGGCCAGATTAATGGACATATCTAAATCACGCCAACGGCAATTTCTGACCCTACTCAATGCCGAGCAAGTCCCGGCGATGGCCAGGGGGGGCAAGCTGCCCACCAAGCATACAAACAAAGCACTGTCTCGCTTGCAATCTAGGCTGGACAAAATGAAAGCCCCTTTTGCGAACGTCCCGCCAAAAACCATCCGGGCAATCCAACGCCGGTATATCAGGGCCGTTGCGGGCCGCCCAGATGAGTCCAGCATCGCCATAACCGAACACATCGGAACGTGCCTTCGACTGGCCGAGGATTGCCGGGAACGAGGCGCACAACCCCGGCGGGAATGGGACTATTTAGTGCAGACGCTGTTTACTTTGTATCAGCATTACGACCCGGAGATTACGGCGGATAACCAGGCCGTGGCCCAGGAAATGGGCGAACAAATTATAGAACAATTTAACTAACGAGGTCCAATATGTTAGCAATTTGTGTAGAGTGCGGCAGTCAGCTGGCAAGAAAAGATAGCATCGTTTATTGTACAGCATGCCACCGGGTGCATGTGTATAAGCATGATTATAATGGAGATGGTGAATGGAACAAAAAAGTCTGTCCGTATTGTGCCCATTTTATGCGGTACGATCCGGCAATGAATCGTTCATACTGCCCAAATTGCTTAGTAAGAAAATCAAATTCAGCAAATGACAACAACGACATGGATAACATTGATGGTGACAACGTGGATCAACCTGATCATTACACCCGATACCCGATGGAAGTGATCGATATGGTGCGGTTGGTGCTAAACCACCTATATGGCCCGGACGGGTTTGAGGCATACTGCTTCGGCACAGAGCTTGTATACCAACTACGGGCTGGGAAAAAATCCGATGCCCTGGAAGACATCAAAAAGAGCCTGAAATATGAGCAATTCCGGCTAGAATCTAGGTAGATATTTACGTATGTCTTGTAAAATGTAGATTACTGCGAATGTTTTAACGCTCTAGCTGAAAATG